AAAAGCAGGCCAAGTCAGACGACGCCAACGCCTTCGCCCTCCAGCTCCTGATCTCCAAAGCCCTCGACGAAAACGGCACCAAGCTCTTCGCACCCGGCGAAATTGACGTCCTCAAAAACGAAGTCAAAGACAAAGACCTCCAGACCCTCATGCTGGCCATCCTTACCGACGACTCCGAGCCCATGGACCCAAAGTCCTAGCCGCCGAACTGCGCAAAGACAACTGGCTCATGCTCCAATTCGGCGTCGCCAAAGAGCTGGGCCTCAGTCTGACCACCGTTCGCACCACCTTCACCCCCGAAGAGCTTCTTGGGTGGAGCGCCTACTTTTCAATTCTGAACGAAGACCAGCAAAAGGAAATCGACAAAGCCAAACGCCGCCGCTAACCCCGGCGGCTTCTTTCTGCCTTAAACTGGGGCACTGGAGTGTGATACGGCACCGTGGCATACAGAGCCGACATAGAAATTGCTGTAAGAGGCGCCCAGGAACTAAAGCGCCTGCAGAATGCAATCCTCAGTGCTTCGGACGCAGTTAATTCGTTAAATTCAAATCTCAGCGGCGTAGCTAATCTTGTACCGCGAAGTTTTGACAATCTTAATAGAACAGTTGCTCAAGCCGCTAGATCTTTTAATGCGGCAGCTTTAGGAACAAAAGAAGCTACGGATGCAGCACGGGAATACGTGCGAGCAACGGATGCGGCAAACGCTGGCTTGCGTGAACGTGTAGCTTTACTTGCAAAGGTACAAGCAGGCCAAAGGCGCACTGTACCCGGCGACGCAGGCGTGGGGCAGCAGACGCCTGCTCTGCCTCCGCAACTTATACGAACGTACGAGATTGGCAAGAATTGGGTTAAGTTTTTCCAGGACGCAGCCGGCGTAGCAGTAGATCTCCAAGCCCGTGCGCTCAACACCAAAGCCAGCTGGAATGACTTTTTCGCTACAGCAGCACAAGCAGCTGTAAACGTAAAAGCAAACTCACTAAATACCCAAAAGAACTGGAATGACTTTTTCGCTACAGCAGCACAAGCAGCTGTAAACGTAAAAGCCAACTCCCTTAATACTCAACAGAACTGGAAAGACTTTTTTGCTACAGCAGCACAAGCAGCTGTAAACGTAAAAGCCAACTCCCTCAACACACAGAAAAACTGGAATGACTTTTTTGCTACAGCAGCACAAGCAGCTGTAAACGTAAAAGCCAACTCCCTCAACACCAAAGCCAGCTGGAACAAATTTTTTATAGAAGCCGCGCAGCTGGCGGATGATTTAACTGCTCGCACAAGGCAAATTGAAGGCTCCGCCAGCGCAGCCGCAAGAAATCGCTTAGCGGCGGATCAAGAGGCTCGCCGCACCGCTGCGCCTGAAGTACCGAGACGCCTGATCTCTGGGGTAGCTGCTCCTCAGGGGATGGCGCCGGGAAATGCCTCGGTCAGCACAGCTATGCAGGGGCCACTTGCAGGCCCCGGCGCAATGGGCTTTCCTGTTGCCTTGTCACTTAGTAAAGTAGAACAAGCAGGACTAGAAACAGCGGCTAAAAAGCAGCAAATTCTACAAAGAATGGTCGCCACTAGGCAAGCCTTAGTTGGACTAGCAGCTAATCTACAAAGACTCGACCAGAATTCTGCCGTAGCTATTGCAGACGCCGTTAGAAGCCAGGATCAGTTAAATGCCGCAAAAGCACGCCAATTAGCCTTAACACAACAGATACGCGCATCTGAGGGGGCAGCGAGCAGCGCAGCAAGGCAGCGTTTGGCCCAAGAAACTGCGCGTAAAGACAGAATACAAAATGCCGGCTTCGGTGTTCAAGGCCCCGCTGCGGCCCCTGTAAAAACAAAGGCAAAGACAGGTGCAGGCGGTTCGCGCCTAGGCGGCGCCCTTAGCGGCAGCATCATCGGCGGCTCGTTCCCGCTGCTATTCGGCCAAGGGGCTGGAGCAGCTGCCGGCGGTGCTGCCGGTGGCCTTGTCGGCGGCTTACTCGGCCCCGGCGGCAGTTTCGCCGGCTCCCTGCTGGGCACCCTTTTAGGCGACATCGCCTCCAAGGGAAAGGGTATCCAAGATCTGGCTGACGACATGGGTCTGGCCGCCGAACAAACCAAGCAACTTGCAGCCGCTTTCCAAGAAGCCGGCAGAGACGCGGACAAGTTTGGGGCAGCTGTGCAAACAGTTCGAGGCATCGGTTTTGCAGATGACGAACAGGTAGAAGTAATCAAACTTGTCAGTAAACTAACCGATGACTACGGCGGAAAAATAGACAAAATTGCAGCTGCATACGGCAATTTCGTCGCAAAAGGTAAAGTAGGTATTGCGGACATAAACAAATTCACTGCCCAAGGAATACCTATTTTAGATGAACTGGAGAAAAAGTACGGCAAAAATAGAGATCAAATTTTAGCCCTAGCAAAAGCAGGCGAAATCACTGCACAGGACCTGTCGGACGCACTGGTTGAGATTGCAAACAGATCAGACGAAGTAACAAAACGCACCACGTCTTCGTGGGAACGGACGTGGGAAAACCTTAAAAAGGGAGCCGGTACATCTGCAAGTGCCATTGCAATCATTCTGGGCAACTTAGTCGGTGTATCCACGAATGTAACAGGCAGTATTCTTGAAGTATTCAGTTCGCTGTACTTAAATTTAGTCAACGGGGCTGTAAACGCCGCCGCCGATATATCCGATTCACTGGCATCCATAGCCAATAACATTGCAGCTTTTTACAAAGCCAACCCTCTTGTAATTCCATCTCTACGCGACGCCGCTGTAAGCGGCCTGGAATCGTTCAAAGCCGGCGCCAAAGGCACGTCGAAACAACTACGAGAACTGACTAAACAACCTGCAGGAGTCGGCCCAATTACAGGCCCGCGCATACCCGGCCAACTTCCCGCTACTGGCAGTGGGGGTGGTAAATCGGCAGCCGATAAAGCCGCAGATGATGCTGCACGAGAAGCTGCACGCGTCGCAGAAATTGTTCGCGCCCGCCAACTAGCGACACTGGAACTACAGCGTCAAGCCGTATTCAGTCAAAAAATAGCAGAAGCAGAGATGGCTAAAGACCCCATCCTTGCCCGCCAGTTACAGGGGCAGCAAGATATTATGCAACTGGGCATTAAAATTGCTTCCGAACTTGAAAAAGAAAAGAACACCACAGCACAACTGGCCATGGCGCGTGAATTTCAAGCGAAAAAAGCACTGGCACTGCTCGGCATCGAAATAGACATAGCAAAAATTAAACAACAACAAACAGAGCAGTATAACACTATTATTTCTGACCTAGACACCGAACTTGCGCTTAAGTATGCAATCACAGAGCAGGAGCGCACACAGCTACGTATTGCCGCTGAAATGCGTAAACTAGAACTGTCCGATCCTTCTCTGACAGAATCGCAGCGGGTGCAAATTCAGCAAGCCAAAGAACGCCTAGCTGCACCCAAAACAGGACGTGAATTAGTACTGGAACGCACTGGAGCCTTAGAAGACGAACTAAAAAGTTTAACCGATGTGGGTAACGTTGCCATCACCGTCGCTGACGGCATAGGCAGCGCGTTTGCTACATCATTCAAGGGCATCATTAGCGGCAGCATGACTGCCAAAGAAGCACTGGCAAACTTCTTCACCAGCGTGGCGGACATGTTCCTCGACATGGCGGCGCAAATCATCACCAAGATGATCACCATGACCATCCTGAACGCCGTCCTCGGCGTACTACCAGGAGGCGGCGGCGGGGGCGGATTTGGTGCTGCCGGCGCCGGATTCGGCGGCAGTAATGCGTTTGGCTCTTTCGATGCAGGCGGTGGCCTGGCGTTCGGCGGCGGCTTAAATCTGATGGCCCGCGCCAACGGTGGCCCGGTGTCCAGCGGTCAGACCTACATGGTGGGCGAGCGTGGCCCGGAGCTGTTTGTACCCGGCCGCAGTGGCACCATCGTCGCTAACGATAAGATGGGCGGCGGCAACACTAACGTGGTCGTAAACGTAGACGCCAAAGGCAGTAGCGTAGAAGGTGATGAACAAGGCGCTAACCAACTTGGGCGCGTCATCAGTGCTGCAGTACAGTCGGAGCTAATCAAGCAACAACGACCCGGCGGAATCCTGGCACGCTAATGGCTACCTTCCCTGATTACAAACCACGCGTCGGCGCAAGCAAAAGCAGCGCACCTACCGTACGGTCCACCAAATTTGGCGATGGCTACGAGCAGCGCGTGCGGTTTGGCCTCAACCAAGACCCTAAGGAGTGGACACTGGAGTGGAATGTAACTGAAACCGTAGCCGACGAAATTGAAACCTTCCTAGAAGCCCGCGCTGGTGCGGAGTCCTTTGATTGGACACCA